ACGTTGTTAGGAATGTTGTTTGAGCTAACAAAGATTCCAGAACCACCGCCATAGTTGGCTGTGCCAGCAGTTGATACAGAGAAATCTAAGAAAGCATTTTGAACCAGTTGTGCTGTTCCAGCATCGCGCTGAGGTCCAAAGCGTTGGTCAGCCGCTACGATTGGGCCTTCAAATGTACTGCGTCCCATAATATGTCCTTATGCAAAAGTACCCGCATCGATCGTTGCATCGTGCCGCTGGGGCGGTGGTGTGCGGGTGTTTCCCCAGAATGATTTAGTTTACTACGGTTTAAACGAAAAGGGGGCCGGAGCCCCCTTCTTTTTGCTTAGTAAGAACCGTACACACCTAGTGGGTCGGAGTAGCCAAAGCTATAACGCTCACGAGATTTGTAACGAACGTTACCAGTGTCGAAGTCACCGTCCATGCTGTTCTGCAAGGGGGTACGAACAAACATCTTCAGGCCGTTAGGAACGTCAGTGGTCAAGAACCATGCGTTGGTTGCGGTCAAGAAGTGGTTAATCGTGTAGCCTTCAGGGATCGAACCATTGTTCTCAATAGCGTTGATATCGTTGTTGTTAGTACCAACACGGAGTTTGGTTTCTAACAGACGGGTAGCAACGAACTGGAGAGCAGGAGGAACAACCAGTTTCTTGGGTTTAGCAGCGATCAGCAAACCACGCTCATCAGTCCATGCAGCGATTTGAATCACAGCATTTTCCAATGCGGTTTCATTCAAGTCAGCAGGGGTTGAAGGAGTGTTTGCGTTAACGCCACCGTTAACCAAGGGGTGTGAAGCACTAAACAAAGGTACGCCATCGCCGCCGGGATATGTGGATGAGAAACCGTTGTTCAGAACAGCTGCCGCCTTAACTTGTTTCGTATACGCCATAGCGCGAGCCAGACCCTTGGTATACCGCGCGGATAGAGAATCATACAAGTTGTCCTCGATAGCTTCTTCAGTCAGCGAAAAACCAAGTGCAATGGTTTCGTGCTGGTAACGAGCAGTCCATGCTTCCTGAGCATTGTCATAAGCGATGGCGTTGCCCTCGGCCTTGACAGGTGCTGCAGAGAAACCGGACAGCTTGGTTTCTTCTTCAAATGAACGTTCCGATGATTCGATTTCATAAATTTCTTTATGCTCTTCACCGTAACGTGCGTACTCCAGACCGAACAATGCGTTCAGGCCGGGGAGTAATTCTTTAAGTAGCTGTGCGCGTGAAATTGCCATGTTAGATTACTCCTTAAGCTTTGCCAGTAGCAGAGTAGTAAGCATGCAGACCGAACTGCAATTTTACTAACACTTCTGGATATTGGGTGAACACCAATGTAGCGTTTGATGCAAACGCAGTAACTGGTGCTTGGTTCAAGATGATTGAGGTAGAACCAGCGGCGGTAGAAGTACCATCGCCGTTGCCAATCACAAATGAACCAGATCCGATGTACTGACCTGATGAGTTCAATGAACCCACTTCAGTACCTACGGGCAATGCAAAAGGAATACCTGCAGTGGTAGTAATGGTTGCGGTACTGATGGACGAATAGGTTGCTGTTCCCAAAGAAATAGCCGTATCGCGTACCAAGTCAATCACACGCAAAGGCAAGGTGGTGGTCACGGGAGTTGCATAAGGAGACAACACGCCGTTAGAAGAATCACCACTTAACAGGCTACCAGCCAAATCAGAAGCACTAACGTTTTGTCCAATCAATGAAGTATTGGCAGAAGCGATAGTGGAACCGCCTTGGGTAGAAACCATAGCTGCTTTAAACACGGTATCAGGGTCGTCAGTCACGATAGCAAAGATGTCGCCTGCTGCCGTGCTTGCGGGGTAATACTGTGAGAAAGTCAGTTGTTTGGTTACAGGGTTGGTGTATGAACAGCCCAAGAAAATACCGATGGTCTGGTTTAAACCAGTACCAGTGGTAACGCTTGCACGTTGAACATAACCACGAGTTTGAGTTACAAAGTCGCCGTAATAAATATTGGTTGCGTAGTTGTACTGAATCGGTAACTTGCGAGTTGATCCAGCGAAAACCTGACCACCAATAAGATTAATCGGCTTTAGCCCGTAAGGGGCTGGCACTGAAGGATAAGCAGCCATTTAAATCTCCATTAAATTTAATTGCCCTTTCCAAAGCTTACGGACGATTTGCCTTCTCTAAAGATTGGCATACGTGCGTCACTCTGGCGCATGAGACTATTGTTTACAGCTTCTTCGTTTTGGCGAGTCAGGTTTTGGTAATAAGCCTGTTGCTGCTCCACCAATTCAGTCGGAGTCTTGCATAACAACAATCCGCCAATCTCAATGCCGTCTTTAAAACGACTATCAGGATCAACTAGCAGTCTAAACTTAGGTTGCTCTTCCAGCTTCACCGGCTCCCAGCCTTCACGCAAACGTGAAGAAATATTCTTGGGATCAGCTCCATTATTAAGGGCAACGCGAATCCATCTGTACGACATTCCCGGCTCTCTATCTGGTTCAGGCAAAAGCTCTGGTGGAGTCCACTGCTTAGGGCGCTCCATCGTTGTACGGGTTGTCAGTTCACGGGGTATTCTTTGTTCGGCCATTTTATGACTCCAATTTTAAAACTTCTTGAGCATACTGCTCAGGGGTTAATCCAAGTTTCTTCGCAAGCGCAACCTGCGTCGTGCTTAAACGAATCTTCTTGGGAGCTGTGCTACGGGTAGCTGGAGCCACAACCGTGCTTGGTTTTGTAGGGCGCGAAACCCTTTCATCTGCTGAATCTGTATCCGTGTCGCTTTCAAATTTTTCAGGAAAGCGTTTACGCATTGTTTCATCGATCCTACGATAATACTCTTTTGACGAAACCACAACACCTTCATCTTTCAATCTTTGATGAACGGCCAAAGCCATGTTGCGCATTTCATACTCTTTTGGATCATTGAACCAAGAATTACGTGATGCCCATTCAGCAGCTGTAGGATCCACGGGTACTTCTTGTCGTGGGGCCGGAGACTCTGGCAATTTGTACTCTTGCTCAACGACCGGGGCAGGGCGATAGTTCTTTACCTTGTCCACTTTCATTGCTGCTTCAGTCAATCGTTCCTGTGCTTCTACGATTCGATCCGTTTCACCAGATTCATAAGCTTCACGATACGCACGTTTTGCTTCGTTCAATTCCAGATCAACTGCTTTCTGGATTGACATCAACACGTCCTTCTCGCGTTCTTGCAAATTGGTTTTGAGCTTATTGTTCTCAGCAAGAACCTTTTGCGCCAAGGCAACAGCTTCTTGATGCTCACGTAATACCTGCTCTTTCTCACGGCGTTCGTCATGCGCCAGTTTCTTCATCTGCATCAGTTTCTTCTTAACCTTTGCAGAGTAATCTTCTAGCTCGTCGTCGTAGAGTTCTTTCTTGATCTCTTCAGGAAACGATTCCTTTCCCTGATCCGCTGGGGGAACGTCGCTTTCAATCTCAATCAAAACCTTGTCGTCTTGATCTAGTTCCTCTTCCTGCTCATCAGGGAATTTGAATTCCGGTTTGTCTAGTTCAGCCATTTTGTTTCCCCTTATTTGCGCGCAATGCCGCGAGGATCATCGACTGTACCTTCAACTACATCGTCGTTAATCATGCGGAACTCTTTGCCATGAATGACAAGCCGTGAGCCTGAGTGCGGACGGACGATAATAAAATCGCCAACCTTACACCAAGGGCCGCTTGGGAATTTTTGCTTGTCTTTATAACAGTCAGGACCAAGGGCCACAACAAACAACACCGTGGTCATCAGTTCTTCGTAATACACGGTAGTGTCAGCTTTAATGATTCCGCTGTCGTAAGCACTTTCCATTTCAGGGATCGCACATAAAATGTGGTAGCCACTGGGCTTGGGTAGTTGCTTTGCTTTCTCTTCTGGTGGAGTGTTAATTGTCCCTACAACTTGTGGGTCGTTTGGGTTAGTTGCTATTAAGATTTCAGTCATCGTATTCTTCCGCTCGTCGTTGTAGGTCTAGGCACATCATTCTCACGGAAAGGAGACCTTTTACCTTCCCGCAATTTTCTTTGTATTCAGCGAAGTCTTTGCAGTTACCGTCAGCAAGATGCTCCTGAATTCCATCCACTTCTGTGTTGATCTTTTCGATCAAATACGCCATCGCTTTTTCAATCATTTGTCAGTTTTTCTCTGTTTTTCGCAGAAATTATGCGTTTTTTTGCTTGTCAGCTTCAATTTTTGCTGCTGCTTTTGCTGCGTCTACGGCCAATTCTAGCCGTAATTTTTGCTCATCTTGAGCTGCTTTTCCGTGGTTATGGGCAATTTCTGCTTGAATTCGCGCCATATCTACCTCTTTTTGGTTGTTAATTTTGAGTAATGCAGCCTGAATTTCAGCCTGTCTGAACTGCTGTTCGGCCTGTTGTTTCTGTTGTTCAAGCTGCAACTCTGCTTGTTGTATCTGCAGTTTCTGCTGCTCCATTTGCACGATAGGATCTTGCAATTGTTGTTGTGCTTGAGCTTGTGCGGCGTTTGCTTTGCTTGCCTGCAGTACCTGCTGGCTTGCTTGAGCTATCAATCTGGACAACTGCTGCTCGACTTCTGGTGGCAGTTTCTGATCTGGCATAGGCAACGCCACACCCATTTGTTGCTCGACCTGCGCACGGAACTTGTATCCCATGTGTTCTGATATATGCGCTTGTAAAGCTGCCATAATGACGTTGGCTTGGGGGTTCTGGCCTATGGTCTGCATTACCTCGGGGTCTTGCATGAATGCCTGATGCGCAGCAATGTGTGCAGCATGATCCTGCAACAAGAACGCCTTAAGTGGCTTGCCTTGTACCGCGTTTAAGTTTTCGGATACTGGATCAACCGGCGTTTCATCGTCCTCCATCGGAACCAGTTTCTCTGCGTTCTTAATTCCCAACACCTCTAACATCTGTCGATGTAGATAGGGCATGTTGTAGATCTGGGGTGCAGTCTGGGCCAGTTGAACCACTGCCTGATACTGCACAATCTTTTGCGCCATCGTGGCCGCATTAGGATCAGATACAGGGATGACGGTAACTAAATCATAGTCAGATTGTTTGGCTGAAGGAGCGCCTTCTACTGGCTCGTAAGAGTAATCCTTGGGCGTGTAGTCACGGATGATGTCGCGTAACAGTCCAAGCTCTTGCTTAAATGAATAATGAATCCTTGCCTGTACGGCAGTCATCACCTTCAGGCTTCTTTCCAGAATCGCCAGCGTGGTTCCAACAGGAGTATTGGCTGACATGTCCGCAACTTGCATATCTGCCGTAGATGCAAACCGGCGGCCTTCTTCAATAATCTTTTCTAACAACATAGCCAGAACCTGACTTGGTTCTTTGTAAGGCAAGGCCATTAAGTTATCTTTGATCGTGCCGCTGGGGACGTCTACGTCTCTAAACTCTCCGGGACTAATCGGTGTATCGTCGCCCTTTACTCTTAATCCTCTTGCCTTAAACCCTCCCGGTAGATTGGATAAAGTACCAGCATCCACCAGCTGACGGAGGATAGAAGTTCCAGATTTTGCGTAAGAACCAATAAGATGCAGAAGGCCAAAACAATAGAAACCAAAACCGGGAATGTATCCATAATGTACAAAATGCTGGCGCTTAGAGTGGAGCTTGTCTTCGGGACGCCAGTTACGACGAATAGACAAACAGGTTGCACTGCCTTTCTCTATCGTAACGACGTAGGGTAGGGCGATACCTGTGGGGTTACCATTCTTGTCTGTGTGTTCAAATCCTTCCAGATCGAGATCAACGTTCATCTCTAAGATCTGGTAACGGTCATCGGATGTAGCTCTGAAGCCCATCTTCTCCGCAATCTTCTTTTCAATCTCGTCTAGCTGATTGCTTGGCTCACCAAGATCTACATCTAAGTAAAACCCGCCATACTGTAGCTGTCGTAATTCGTTCTCAGTCTTACGCATGACGTGCGTCACACGTTCAGCTGTCTGAATATTAGACGCGCCATAAGGTACAACCAGATCTTCCGCAGGAACAAAGACCGATGTCTGACGGCCTAAAGACGGGTCGTAGTACACCTTCTTAAATGCATTACCTGCCAGACCCAAGCCCCACAGCATGCGCTCATGCTCAGGTCTGAACTCAACCATCTTGTCGGTGATCTGATAGTTCATGTCGGCTGCAACACGGATGGCAGCTTCTTTCTTTTCTGGGGTCTCTTTTCCTACAATCTCCGTCTTAACCGGACCAGCTGCAGGGAAGGTAGACATCATCGTCTCGGCTTGGAACTTGACCAATGCCTCAGACAACATAGGGTGGAACACACCGCAGGCTCCGGGCCAAGGGTCGGTACGTTCTTCAATCTTAAGACCTAGTAACTGAATGCCGTCGACATAGGTCTGCATCCAATCGCGGCGTGAGGAAACATCTTCGTCGTACTCATTGATCAGATCATTGACCAACGATTGCATAACACGGGCGTCTAAGACTTCTGCTAAGTTCTGGTCAAAGTCATCTTCTTCTTTGCCAATATGTATATCAACGCCGCCTGCATGTATGTTGACT